CAAGCGCCGCATAGCTGCCCGCAGGCGTGTCGATCTCGAACAACAGTCGCCCGCCTGGGCCATCGAGCAGCGCGGACGTCCCGAACCGCACCGTATCGCCTTCGCGCGTCGGGATCTCGTGCGGCCCCGCGAATACCGTTCCGACATGCAGGTGGCGACCATTGCCGCTCTGGTCATCCCACACCTGCACCTGATCCCCGTCGCCCGCTGCGGTCGTGCGCGTGAGGTCCTGCCAGTATCCGCGACCGCGCAGCGCCGCAAAGAAGATCGTTGCCGACGTGTCAGCCGGCAGTGCGGCAGGTGTTTCATGCAGCGCGAATTGCAATTGATGCTTGACCAGTCCGCCGCCCGCTTGCACGCGCGTTCGCGTCCCCGGCACTGGAACAACAGAAATAGGACTGTTGTCGATGCAATCGCCGTCCATCACCAGCGGGATCGAGTCGCCGTTCACCAACCCCTCGATCGCATCGGCATCCGAGGACGAGAGGAGACGCGTCGTCACGTCGAACTGGCGATACACGCCCGCGCCGTATTTGCCTGCCATTCCGCCTCGAATCACGCGCATGCTCCCGTCGAACATCCGGTCACGATCTAAGCGATGCTCGTTGTTCTTTTGGCCGAGCGCGTTCGACTTCACCGGCACCGTGGTGCCGTTCAGCGTGAGGAAGGGCATCCGGCGATTAGCCTAGAGCGAACACGCGGCCCGAGACGGAGCCGAGTCCGCGATCGCGATTGACTTTCTGTTTGATCTGCCCGTAGATGTCGTCGATGCTCGTGGCCCCACCGATTTCAAACGTCACTGGGCCGTTGAAGTGCATGTCGCCGCTCGGGACTTGATCGGGATGACTGCCGCCGATCGCCGGGTTGCCTCGGAAGGGGATCTGCGCCGGCGGATAGACCGGAGGGAGCGCCGAACCCGGCTTTGGCGGCGAGGCGATGAAATCGTAATAGCCGATCTTGAACGCTGGCGGGGTGTTCGTGATTGATTCGGTGAGCGCATTGACCGCGAGCGTATTCGCATTCACGGCCGTCGTGTTGTGGTCGAACACGGAGCCGATCTGGCCACCGATCGCCGTGCCGAGGAAGCCGCCAACTTCTGCCCCGATGGGGCCGAAAAACGAGCCGGCGACGCCGCCAATCAGTCCGCCGATGCCGCGACCGTTGCCCGCGTTCTTCCCGCCGCCACCGATCCGGCTCAGGATCGCTTGGCCGATCTGACTCGCGGCATTGTACAGATTGACGACCAGGTTCTGCATCCCGGCCGAGAAACCATCCAACGCAGAGCCGAGCGGCCCGAGCTTGATCTTGATCGTCTCGAAGGCGAGTGCCGTGTCTTCCTGCGCCTGTCGCTGCGCCTCGGCGTACTGAACTGAGGCGAGCCCCGCGGCGTCGAAGCCGTCGGTAAGTCCGAGCAGCTTTCGCCTGTACTCAAGGTCGTTCTCGACTGAGCCGGCGATATGCGTGCCGCCCACATCAACGCCGGCGAGCGCGCGAGACTTGAGCCCCGCTTCGGCCTCGGCATCATAGGGCGTGCCGAACTGGCTCGCCCCCTGGCGCGTGGCGAGACCTTTGTAATAGTCCGTGTAGGTCTGCGCGGCCGACTGAGAGCCGAGCAGCCCCGCGTCGACGGGGCGTTGCGAGATGCCCTTGAGCACCCCGAGTGCGGCGCCAGGTGCCGCGTTGTTCAGGGCCACGGCGTCGCGAATCAGCTGCAGCTTGTCGGCGAGCGCTTGCGCCTTCACCGACTCCTCGCTGAACGCCTCAGCGCCGCTCTTGATGAATCCGACCGCCTCGGCGTGGTACTGGTTGATCTTCTCCATCACCGGATAGACCGACGTGCCGTAGTCCGCGGCGCGCGAGAACGCCGTCTGCGCCAGCCCCGCGTCCTTCTCGAGCTGCTGGAACGGTGACCCGGTGCGAATGTCCGACGGTCCGCCCTTCGTGCTCAGCGGCTTACTCAGCGGGCCCCTGGCAAACGCCGCGAGGGCGTCGTCGCGATTGAGGACGCCGTAGTCACGCGCCTGGTTGAACGCGCCTTGACTCGTGAGCCCGAACGATGCCGTTCCGGGAAGCATGCCGACAAAACCCGTCGGCGATGAGGGCAGCAGTCCGCGCTTCCCGAGGAAGTCCGTCAGCGAACTCGAAGCGGCATCCCACGCTGCCGATAGTCCCCACACGACGGCGGCGAGGGCCGCAATGCCGAGCGCCATTGCACCGATCGGGTTGGCGCCTGCCGCGAAGACGGCCGCGATGCCCTCGGCGCCGCTCAGTAGCTTCAGTGCTGCCCGCATCTCGAAGAGCGCCTTCGTGATCTTGCTAAGTGCCAGCACGACAGGGCCGACGATCGCGATCAAAGACGCCATGTCAATCAGGAACTGCTTCGTTCCGGTCGACAGATTGGCGAACCAGTTCACCACGCCGCGGGCGGCGTTCACGATGTTCACGAACGCAGGGAGAAGTAGCGTCCCGACGCTGACGCCCAGTTCCTTGAGATCGCGGGACAGGAATTGCCACGATTTGCTGCTTTCGTCGGCCGTCCGCGACGCCTCGCCGGTAATGAGGCCGGCCTTCTGCATGATGAGACTAAAGGCAGCCTGCGCCGTTCCGGACTCGGAGAGCGTGCTTCCGACGTGCAATAGGTTCAGCCGATAGGCTTCCTGTTGCAGTTGGAGTTTCGTAAACCCGAGCCCCGCCGTAATGAGCCCGCGCGACTGACCGGCGAGTCCCTTGTCGAGCGCTTCGAGGGCTTCGGCGATGGGGATGTGCTCGACGGCCGCCATGTCGGCGGCGAGTTTGAGCATGGCCTGGGACATCGCCGCCGCCTTTGCCGGCGCGACCTCCATGCCCTGGAGCATGATGTCGGTCTGCGTGGCGAGCTTCTCGAGCTCGTCGGTCGTCTCTGGAACAACTTTCTTCATCGCTTCAAGCGAGGACTTGACGGAGTCCGCGGCCGAACCGAACGTGCGTTCAAATCGCGCCGACGAGTCCTCAGAATCGGCCGCGAATTTGGCCATCGCCGTCGCGGCTGCCACGAGGGGCACCGTGAGCCCAATCGTGAGCTTTTCGCCCAGCGCGGCAACGCGGTCGGCGGCCTTGTCGACGCCCTTGGTCATGGCGTCGAGTTTCTTCGAGAAGTCGTTGATGTCCGCGCTGATCGTGACGACCAGCGACGCAGGGCTACCGGCCATTACTCAATCATCTCCGTCGGTTCTGCGTCCGCTGATTCCCCCGCGGCTTCATACGCGGCCCGTTCGTCATCGGCTTCCAATCTCTCGAAGATCATCCATTCCTCGAGCTCGCGCGCGCTCACGGTTCCAAGGAGCTGCGCGACGGTCATGCCGAGGTGCTTGGCGATCCGGAAGTGCCATCGCCGATCGCCGCGTCGGAGTTTTTTTCCAGCACCTTCTTTTCCGTCTTGGTCATGCCGTTAAGCCGGAGCGCGACCGCAGTGATGGCGTCGAGCGCTTCGGCCGATTTGTTCTCGATCCCGGCAGCGTCGGCATCCTCAAAGACCTTTTCCCCTGTCTCGGGATCGAAGCACGATGCGATGACAAGGAGCGGATTCAGAATCCGCGAATCGACCTTTGAGGTCTCCTCGATCTCGCCCTTGTCGTTGACCGCCTTCGACGTCACCGTCGCGGCTTCCACGAGGACCGCGCGCTGTGCGCCCGTGAGCCCTCGAATCTCGAACGTGCAGTCCCACGCGGGAATGGTGAGCGGTTCGGACTTGATGTCCTTTGCGTCGAGCGCTTTCGAGCGAAGTGCGGATGCCATACCGACCCTGAGTGAAGGTTGTTAACCGAGTGAAATGACGCGGAGGTCGGCGTCCGACGAGCCGACGAATGACAGATCCTCGCCGATGATTGACCGGGTCGCGATGCTGATCGCCTGCTTGGTCGGTCGCGCCCAGAACAGCACATCGGCCGCGGCGTTGCTGTCGTGAAAGATCTGGATCACGAGGAGCGATCCGTTGACGATGGCGGCCTTGAAGATCGCCGCGTACGTGGTCTCCCAATTCCTGCCGAGAGATGCCGTCACGGAATGGATGCCGGGGATGTTCTCCTCGTATCCAGCCGAGTCGAACGTCGTATCGTCCAGCACTTCATTGCCCTTCTGCCAGGTGATCGACTTGGACTTGGCGATGGTGCTCATGGGCAAGTACGTGCCGCTGATCGTGATGACCCTCGCCGTGGTGGCCGTGAACGTCACGGCGCCCGTGAGGCGGTTGATGACGTACGGATCTGCGCTGGCATCGACCGCGACGCCGCCGTCTTTCACGGTGATCGTGGCCGTCGGCGACCAGACGCGCTTGCTGGTATTTGTGATCTGATACTTTTTGTTGGCGGTCAGCGCGGAGACCGCTTCGTCAGTAAAGGCCGTGGGCGTGCCCCCGATCTTCACCAACCCAATTTTGCCCGCTGTCGAGGACATAGACCGTTAGGGAAGGGTGACAGTACCGAATTGCAGGAAGGCGCCCGTCGTCATGCCCTCAATCGAGATGTTCGTCTTGTCGCGGACCTTTGTATCTGGCGCGATCTTGGTGATGTTGACCGCGGCCTTCCATCCTTTCTTCGTGCCCGCCGAGCTGTCGAAGATGACCGCGATGTAGCCGTTCGGAGACGTCCCGGCGATGTTCGCGGCCATGATGGAGTCTTGGCCATTCGTGTCTGAGCCGAGCCGCGATCCGCCTGACATGGCGAACTTGAGCCCGATGACACCGGTCAGCGATTGCTCATACTCGATCCCGAACTCGTCGTCGGTGATTTCCGGTGACTCGGGGCCGCCACTCACCGAGTCGATGCCGGCGACCAAGTGATACGAGGACGCACCGTTCGTGGCGGACCAGTAGACGACCGCGCGCCGGCCTGCCGTCGAGGAGGACATGACGTCTCCTTACGCAGTCGGCAACGTGACAGCGCCGAACGTGAACGCGCCCGTCGTCTTGCCGTCGATCGAGATGTTCGTCTTGTCGCGAGTCTTGGTATCGAAGCTGACCTTCGTGATGTTCACGGCGCCGAGCCAGCCGACCGTCGACCCGTCGAAGAGCACGGCGAGGTATCCGTTGGGCGTGCTGCCCGCAAGTTGCGCGGCGATCATGGCGTCTTGGCCATTCGTGTCCGCGCCGACGCGTCCGCCGCCCGACATGGAAAAGGGCAGTCCGATGATTCCGGTGATCGACTGTTCGTACTCCACGCCGAACTCGTCATCCGTGATCTCGGGAGATTCGGGTCCACCCGTGACGGTGTCGATACCGGCGACGAGGTGATACGAGTCGTCGGTGTTGTCGGGCGACCAGTAGACTTTCGCTTTTCTGCCAGCAGTGGATGATGACATTGCAGGAATCTCCGAAGGGAAAAGACGAACGCCCCGTCGGCGGAAGCCGGCGAGGCGCGTTGAGCAGCAGGGAAGGGATCAGTTACGAATTGTTGTCTTCGAGCAGAAGGAGGAACGTCTGCTTGATGCAGCGCGCGTTGAGCGTGTCCGTCACGGCAATACGCTCACCGTGCTGATCCTCCATCGTGATCGCGATCGTATCGTGGCCTGATACAGTGATCCCCGTATCGAAGATCACACCCTTGACCGCGTCGGCGATGGTCTCAGCGACCTTGTAGCCCGCCGCGCCCGTAGTGGCAGTCGTCTCCTCGCCGTCCGTCGACCACGATTGGATCTCGCAGCGCACTTCGTGGCCATCTTGGCCGAACGTCGGAGAGTCCGTTTCGGACATCTCGCCGATGACGATCATTGGATACTGCGCGCCCTGCGGCACGTTGTCGTAGACCCGCGCGGGATTCCCAACGAGCGCCTGAATCGCCGCCGAACCGGTCAGCGCCGAATAGAGCCCCGCTTGCAGGAATGGGGCGCCCGTGTAGGTCGTCACCCGATGTCCTTCGTCACGTTGTCGATCGCCGCCGTGATGTCCCGCATGATCTGCGGCTTCCTCGCGGTGAACGCCGGCTCGAGGAAAGGCTCGGGCTTGTGGTGCCGACGCGGATCGCCGTGCTCGACGACAGGCGCGTAGGCGCCAGGGCCCGTCTTGACCGTGCGCCGGCGGTGCCGCTTGCCGGTCGAGGAGGATCGGCGCTTGAGCTTCCCGATGCCGACCTTGACGTAGCCGATCAATCCGTTAGCCGAATACTCAGCGCGAATCGTTCCGGCCATTTCGCCTGTCAGCTTTGGCGCAGCCGAGCGAGCCGCATTGGCGATGGCGACGGTGTCGCGCTGGATCGCCGCGGCGACGCGCGCATGAGTGGCAGGGTTCGCCAGCTTGAGTTGTCGAATCAGTTCCGGGGCTCCCCGAAGTGCCATCGAGAACGAGACCGTCATACCGGCTCGAGCTCCGAACAGAGGAGGACCAGCTGCTCGTTCTCCTCGTGAGGGTCGATCACGGCGTGGATTGAGAAGGACCGGGCCACACCGTTGGGCGCGTACTTGAGTTTGTGCTTGCTCGTGACGCCGTGTCGGAAGTGAATACGTACGACATGCGATAGTTCGGGCTGCACCTGTTGCGCGGCCACGAACTCGCGTCCCGACCCTGGCTCGATTGAGGCCCACACGGTTGCGACGTCGGACCATGCGCGATCCTGTCCGCCCGCGCCGTCGGATGTCTCCGTCAAGGCTTGGATGGTCACGCGCCGGTCCAGTCGCCCGGACTCAATCCGATGGTAGGCCATCAGGCCGTCCGCTTCCACATATAGACGGCGACGTACGGCTGCACGACGCTCGAGGCGCTGCCCGTGAAGGCCGGGGCAGAGTTGGTGCCCGTCGGCGTGACAGTGTGCGTGTGACCGGCCAGCGCCGACCCGGTAAAGGTTGGCGTTGAGATCGTGCCCGCCGGCGTGAGCGTGTGCGTATGCGTGCTGAGCGCAGAACCGGTGAACGTCGGGGTCGACACCGTGCCCGTTGCGGTCGTGACCGGCGTGACGCCGCTCGAGGTGTTGCCGGTAAGCAGCTTCGGAGTCGAAGTCGTCGATGCCGCGGCAACTGCGTTCCCGGTGAACGTCGGTTGCGAAATCGTGCCCGCCGGCGTCCCGCCGCTCACCGCGCTCGTCGTACCCTGCGATCCGGCGAAGGTCGGTGCAGAGACCGTACCGGCAGGCGTTCCGCCACTCACGGAGCTCGTCGTGTTGCTGTTGCCGGTGAAGGTCGGCGCGGCCACCGAACCCGCCGCGGCGACCGTCTTGGCGCCACCCGTCTTTTCGCCCGTGTCGAAGTCGCTGTCGTTTCCGTCAACGCCAACAGGAACGCGGCCGGCGCCGAACGCTGACCATGTGCCACGCCCGAGTAGCGTTGCCGGGTTCGTGCTCAGCGTGGAGATGTAGACAGCGCCTACCGGATAGAGCGTGTCGATGACCGTCGCGATCGTTGGCGCGTCGGCGCCGGCGGGGCCCGTACTTCCCTGTGGCCCCGTTGCGCCGGTTGAGCCAGCTGAACCAGCCGGGCCGGTATCTCCCGTGTCTCCCTTGATGCCCTGGGGGCCGGTTGACCCTGTGGCGCCCGTCGGCCCGGTTGCTCCCGTCGCTCCGTCGGCGCCAGATGCACCGGTCGGACCCGTATCACCCTTGTCTCCCTTCGCGCCCTGGGCTCCTTGCGGTCCCGTGGCACCATCAGCGCCCGCGGTCCCGGTGTCGCCCTTGTCGCCTTTTACGCCCTGAGTCCCTTGCACGCCGTCCGCACCAGCGGCGCCGTCCGCTCCTGCTGTACCGGTGTCGCCGGTATCACCCTTGTCGCCCTTCGGGCCCTGCGGTCCGGTCCCGCCACCTTGGCCATCGACCGAGACGTATGCCAGATCGTTCCATGCAGAAAGGCCGTCGCCGACCTTCATCTGACAGGTATCGACTTCGGCGGCGACTTCGCCCCGAAGCAAAATCGGGTTAGCCGCACTCCATGCCGCGGCCGATGCGCGGCTCATTTGGAACCGTTTTCGGCGAACCATCATATCGTCGGACGGCATGGAGTCTTCCGAATCCCTTGCTTACGACCGCGTGAGAAGCACAACGACGTGAATGCGGGGCGAGCCACCGGACCCACCGCCGGCAACCACGAGGTTGATCGCCTGTCCAGCGGTGACGGTGTTCGCGGCCGTTGGCGTTGCCGTGTCGACGTCACCGGCCGCCGATGCTGAACTCGTGATCGTGACGACACCGTTCGTGATGCCGGTCGATGCGATTTTGGGCGTCACGGTGATGTCGGCCGTCGAGACCGCGCCGTCGATCACGGTGCGAATACCTGTGATGTCGCCCGCCCACGGGCAGACGAGGTAATACGTGGCGTCGGCTGAGCCATCGGCAATGTCCAGGCAGAGTGCAACGGGGTCAGTGGCCCGTGAGGGCAGGACAATCTGCGTCATGGGTAGTAGGTCTCCGCGATGCCATCAGCGATGGCGAGAAGAAGGCCGCGTTCGGCCGTGGTGTCGATGATGAGCGTCTCACCATCGGTGGAAGTCAGGTAGCCGTCGGGCGGATCGCCGGTCGGGTCATCGTCGACAACCCAATCGCTCCCCACCAGCCGCAACACGCCCGGCAGGTCGATCACGATGTACCGCGTCTGGACGGTGAGAATGTTGGCGCTGTTGCCGCCCGTCAGTACGCCAGCGCTGTTGTTGTCGATCGCGATCGTCAGCGCTGTGTCATCCAGGCCCGCAAGCGCGAATGCCAGCGCGGCATTCGCCTGGCCGTCCAACTGGCCGCGCCGGAAGTATCCGACGTTGCCGGCCGCCCACTGACCAGCCTGCGCCAAGAAATAGCCGCGACCGAACTCGAGGACGCTCCCGCCGTCGAAGATGACATGCACGGCCGCCGTGGGGTCGACGTTGGTGTATGCGGCCGCGAAGTTCGCGTGATACGTCACGCTCAGTGGCAACAGAATCTTCCCGGCGCCGGGAGTCGCCACGGTCTCGACCGGCGTCGTTGGAAGTGCTTTGATCTGCGCGTCCGTCAACGTCACGGTATGGCGCACGACCCGAAACAGTGGCATGAGAGGAAATCCGTGTAAGAGAAGTCGGCCTAGGTGCCGATCCCGTCCCAATAGCGATAGTGCGTATTCAGCAGCGCATCGACTGCGCGGTTCGTGTTCAGCGGATCGCCGACCTGCGCCTCGCGGTTGCGATAAAAGTCTCCCACGAGCAGCAGCATCGCCGCTCGCAGGTCGGCCAACAGGTCCGCATTCCCATCATCGTTCTGATCCAACCCGGCGACGTACGTGACCTTGACGCTCGCGATCTGCCGAGCCGCCAATGGCCAGTTCGTGTCCTGCACGGGCCCAATGCGACCGGGCCGCGATTCCAGATCCACCACGTAGTCGCCCGCGTCCATCGTCTGCTCGTCGCCGCCGGTGTCGATGTAGACCACCGACGTCACCGATTTGAGCGGCGGACGCGGCAGGATGATCGGGCCACTCGGAAAGCCGTCCATCGTGAGCCGCCACGTCTGTTCCACCAACGCGATCGACAGCCGACTCTCGACGTGCAACCGCGCCGCGAGAATCCACGACGCGATCAAATCCGCTTCGGGCAGCTCTATCAGATCATCATCGCCCCGGAGATGTGTGATCGCATCCTCGATGTCGATGATCTCCACGACCGGCGCGGTAACGAGCAAGTGACCCATTACCGCACCGATTGTGAAAGCCGTTCAGCGTGCATCAGGAGATCACGCGGCCGGCGCGGCCAGCGACGTCATCGAGCAGAACGCCGCAGGACGAAGCACGACGAACGCGGCGCGGAGGTCCGCGCGGAGCGTCTTCTTGCCCTCGACGAACTGCGTGCCGGAGTACCCCGCCTGCACGTCGATGCCCCGACGCTCGGCGACGTACGAGAAGTTGGCGAAGTCGCCGACGAGACCCGTGCCGGCGCTCCCAGCTTCCACCAGCGCGACCGGCAGACCAAAGAGGCTCTGCGTGCCGACCACGCCAGGGTTGCCCATCACGTACTCGCCGAGATCCGTGCGGGTCAGACGAACGATCGCCCAATCCGTCGGATGCAGCACGACGAGGTTCGGGTTCGCGCGGCCGGTCGTGCGGACCGCCATCATCGCGGAGAACACGGCATCGAAGATCGAATCGCCGACACCGCCGCCGGCCTGCGCCAACGTCTGGATGTCGCCGTTGTCGGCGGCCGAGCTCACGTAGCTGAGCAGGCCGAGGAGGTTCGGCGGCGAACCGTTGCCGTTGAAGATCTGCTGGTCGAGGCGCTGCATGATGCCGAAGCGCAGCCGCGTGTCGAGAATGGCCGCGACTTCCGGCGCATCCTGCAGCTGCTCATCGGTCACCGGAAGGCTGATCGTGATCTTGCGGACCGGCGACTCGCGCTCGGTGTACACGAAGACCGACTCGCCGTAGGCGACGCCTTCCGCCTTTTCGGCCGCGTTGAACGTGGCCGTCGTCTCCTCCATGTACTTCACGAGCTCATACTGCGTCGCCCGCACGGGGATGTAGTCGAGCAGTTGGGGCGGACGAACTGCCGCCGGCACGATCTGACCCGTGCGCAGCGATTCGGGCGCGAAGCCCGCGGTCGTTGCGAAGAGCGTCTTGAGGCTGAGATCGATCGTCGCGTTCGACGGCTGGCGATTGCGAACGCCCTCGACGAACGACTTGGTCGACGTGAACAGCTCGCCGAAGGACTTGCGCACGACTTCCACCGGATGGCGGAACGTGTCGTCGGCCGGCTCACCGCGGAGCTCTTCGCGCTGGCGGTTGCGGTCGCGGACGGCCTTCATCTCCGCGTTCCGGAGGTCGACGCCGAGGGTCTGCAGCTCGGCATCCATCTCGCGAATTTTGTCGGCAGCGGCGGCCGAATCGGCGACGCCGAGCTTCTTGAGGACGGCTGCGCGGGACAGGTTGAATACGTCCGTGCCGTCGCCGGCGATCTTGAGGACAGACGCCATCTCGGTCTGCTTGGCCGCGAACTGCTCCCGCTTTTCAGCGAGATCGTTTGACGCTACTTCGTCTGACATGGTCCGTCTCCGGGCTGAGTGAGGCGGCCGTCAAATGGCCCGGAGAGGGGCGTTCCGCAGTCGCGGACGCGCCTCCAACAGCAACGTAATTCTTGAACTCTATTACACGATCATTCACGCGTTCGGGGTGAAACACATTCACCCAACCGCAGTGTCGACAGCGTTTGCGCACTTCGTTGTTATCAGCCTTCGTCAAACGTCCCGCGCCAAGCGGCTTGAGCATGGCGACGAGCGCCAGCGGGGTGACGGTCTGCGCGAGAAACATCGAGCAGCTGTGGCAGCGAAGGTCTATCACGCGGATTTGAAGTTCCGGCGAAACCGATCGAAGATCTCTTTCGCGACCGCGTTGGCCTGTTCCGCCTCGAGCTCGGCGACCCTGGCGCGCGCTTCCTTGAGCTCGACAATCAGATCGCGCACCATCTGTGACTTGGCCGGCATGGCGCTCGGCGGGCCCGCCTTGTCGATCTTGTCTTTCCAGGCCGCCACGATGCGGTTCTTGATCGTGTCGACTTCGGCGGCCGTGTACTTGTCGGCGTTGGCCTGCTGGTGGATGTAGTTCCAGGCGGCGCGGATGTGCTCTTCCGTGTCGATCGGGTACTTTTTGTTGGTCGGATCCGCGAAGGCCACGTCGCCGTACTTGTCGGTGCCCTCTTGCTCTTTCGGGCTGGCGTCCTCGGGATCGCTCATCGCCTTCGCCGATACGGTTCCCGTCAGGCCATTCGCGCCCATGAACACGGGGCTCGACTCGAGCAGGGTGAGGCCGGCGATCAATCGACTCGCGCCCTTCGATTTCCACTCGGCGGTCATGGGCGCCGTTTTCACCTGGCGCGAAAAACCGATGGACCATTCGGTATCGGGCCCCATTTCCTTGACCGTGTTGAACGCGTCGCGGCCGCGCTCAGTCGACATGAAGTAGTGCGCCTTGAGCACCGCCCGATCGCCTTCGATCGTGACCGTTCCGCGGCCGACCGGCGCCTTGCCCTCGGTGATGACGTCGTGCTCGTAGGACGACAGTTTGACCTGCGCGCCGTCCTTGATGGCGCCTGGCAGCACCACGTCACCGTCGCGATCGACCACGTTCATCGTGCTCACAACCGCCACGACCTCGCCGCGGTCGGCGTCCTTGATCTCGAATCCTTCGATGCCCTTTGCCTCAAAGGCGCCGTCGGAGCCGAATGATTTTCGGGCAATATCGGTCATGGGTGGGTCGGTTAGTGGTTGCCGTTGAGCAGCCGCGAGGGAAGGCGGGACCGAATGCCCCGCAGCATCTTGACCACATCAGGAGAGAGCGTATCGGTCGGAAGC